GCGGGCGCGGATCATGTCGGCCAGGCCGGTGGGCAAGCCAGCGGCGGACAGGCGGACATTCAAAAGCTGATTGCACTGCTCGGCCAAGAGCGCGTCAGCTTCGCGCAATGCCTGATTGACGGCGGTCGACACGTCGGTGGACTGAATGCCCATCGGCGCATGGTCGTGTTGCGGCGCGGGCGGCGTGGGCGAGCAAGTGTGTTGCGTGCCCTCGTCGTACTCGACGTTGCATTTGGTGCACTTGATCTTCATGGTAGGTCCTTCCTGTTGTAGGAGAATATTTCTCACCTGGCCCCCGGCGGCGGGGTGGACTACAACGTCAGTTGTAGCGATCTGGTCAATGCTCGTGACGATGCGCTCTTGTCCCTTTTCCTCCCAAGTGAGGTACGTGTCCGCAGACATGCCCACCTTGGGGGCAGGTTGTCCCTGCATCTTCATTTGCACGACGAGATCAAGTAACTCTATGGCCGGTTGGGCCTGGCTGAGATTCAAAATGTGTAGCTCGCCGACGGCTCGATCCATCTCGAAGCGGGGCGCGCGAATTTGGCCGATGAGGTTGCGGGTCGAGGGTCGCCCGGCAAGCCACTCGACGTGGTCCATGAGTACGTCAACGTTCTGCCACTTGGCAATCGCGGCCTGAATGACGGCGGCGCCCAGCGTCCAGCCGTTCGCCTTTCCGGCGGTCATCAACTCGACATCGTAAACACGGATGATGCCGGGCGGCAGTTCGCGCTTGCTGGCGACGGGTGACGGGTTGAGTTGTAGGGTGATGCGTTCCTGGGTCATGGTTCACCTCTGATAGACTCGATGTCTACTTCGGGTATCTCTGCGCCCTCGGCCACGACGGGCATGTTGGGATGCCTGATCTTGACGCTGAACTGTTCGTGAAGGTGGTCGGCTGGCGTTTGGTAGATGCCCGTGATTTGCGCGTCTTCTGGGAGTCCCAGCAGTTGCGCTAGCAGTTCGATTTTCACCTTGACGATTCCGGCGTGCTTGATCACGGCGTGCCTCCCGGCTTGCTCATTGCCGCCGTTGTGAAGACGATAAAGTAGGCCATTGCCTTCTCAATCTCGGTGATGGTCACGGCGTAGACGCGGGCCTGCTCGCTGCGGTCGTTGGGTTTGCCAGCGCGTAGTGTTGCCAACGTCTGACGGATAGAGTCGAGCGCCTTGGTGTCGTTGCTCATTTGCTCGTCTGTGATCATGGCTTGCCTCCTGTGGTATCGGGCGGTTCTTTGGGCGGTTCACGAACCGCCCCTACGGTGGGTTCTTTCTGCGCGCGTCTCTCCGCGCGGCTGACGATCTCGGCGATTTCCTCTTGATCGAGGTCTTCGCCCGCGAAACGGTAGATCATTTGCACAAGGCGCTTGTCACGGTCGAGGCCGTTCTCGATCATCACGGCAAAGCCCTCGGCCAGTTCCTTCGCGGATTGGGCGAGTTGCGCATTGTCGGATTGGCTGATGTCGGACACCGAGACCGTTATCCCTGGGTCGCTGAATTTGCGGACGGCGCCCACTTCGACGGCTCGCGCATAGGCCCACTTGCACACGTGCTCGATGCGCCGCTTGACGAATCCCTGGCGGGTCGCGTAGTGCCGGTAACTGGTGTCGTTCATGTTGTTACTGGTCGCTTCGCTTGAGCCCTCGCCTGGCTCTGAGAGCCAGTGGATGGGGACGTTGCCGCCGACGGCGATTTGCATCTTGAGCGCGTAGCCGTCGCTTTTCCCGTTATCCGCCTGAATCATGGGCTGCTTGACCTGGTGCGTCTCGGCGGATGAGTGCACGACCGCCGTCCCGTCGCCGGGCGGTTTGAGATATTTTTCTTTGGCGTCTTTGAGTGCGGCGTCTCCTTCGACGCTGATGTCATAGTAGAACTTGGTGAGCGCCGCGTTGCGCTTGACGCGGTCTTCGAGCCAGTCGCTATAATAGGCCAGCCACGGCAGGATCGGCGTCAAGTCGCCGTCGCCTCGGATGACTCCAATCGGCTTGTTCACGGCGTACTGCCACGCGCACGGCTGGCCAGGCTGGGCGAACAAGAGCGACGTCCACCACTTCAATTCGATGTTGTCGCTGACCCGCTGTCCGAAGGCGGTCAATTGCTCATAGTCGCCCGGCTGCCAGTGCATATCCTCGATCTGGGTAGCGGCCAGGGCGCGGACAATCGTCATGCCGTCCGCCTCGCTCTGGAAAAAGGTCGGGAATATCTCACCGTCCATCGTCAGGGCGTCAATCCACTGCGGCCAACGCTCCTCCATGTTGTTCAGGTCGTGGCCCCAAAATCGGTCGAGCCACTTGCGCACGGTCGCGTTTTTGCTCGTCGGATGGATCCCCCTGCCCCACACGTGGTCACGGGTCAGGTTTGTGATGCGGCGGGCGAGCGGGTTGGTGCGCCAGGCTGACAGGGCGTTGCTCAAGTCCTCCATCCGGCGCACAAGCGGCTTGTCGCGGTCACTGCCCTGGTGGCTGTGCCAGTCGCCCGATGCCGCCATGCCGGTCACGGCGTCTTCTTTGAAAAAGTCGCGCAGCGTGCGGTCAATGAACTGCGCGGGCGTCTCATGCGCGCGCGCGGGCGGCAGGGGTGCGGTCAGGGCGCGCCAGGCGAGGGAAAGGCGGGAGATTGGGAGATTCATAATTTCCCCAAGAGCGCGAGTGTCACAAGCGAGTTGCAGCAAACCCACAGCGACAGGAACGAAACGATAATGACGATCAGGGCGATCTTGTTGCGGCGGTCGAGGTGCTTCATGCGTCCCCCAAAATTGCGGCGATCACGTCGGCGCGGGTGATCTCGTGCTGCCCAAGCATCTGGTTGACGGTCCGTAGTTCGCCTAGAACGTGCGTTCGCTCACCCTTGATGGCGCTGTCGAATCGCTTGGTAGCCCATTCGATGCACTGCTGGCGCTCTTCTTCATTGAGGTTCGTCTGCCACGCGGCGACTTCGCCAATGCTGGTGACAAGTGCCTCTGTGATGTCGGTGGTGATGCTGTGCGTGACGATTGCCATGGGCTAAAATTTCCCCTCTCGTCTCTTCGTGATAAACTCTTCCGGCTCCGTCTGCACCTGCGCCGGCGCGTATTCCTCCGGTCGCGGCTGCTTGTCCAGCACGGCGACGAAGGCGGCCGCAATCAGGCTGTCGTCGTGCCCGCGCGCAATCAGCCCGTCGTAGGCGGGATTCTCCCAAACACCCCACGAAAGCCGGTGCGCCGGGCCGTCTTGCAATTTCTTTTCGCAGTGATCCACCTCGTACCAGAATTGGCGGTACTCGCAACTGTTGTCGTCGGCGTGGTCGCGAAAGCGCCCGGTGTTCACGATGCCCAAGAAATCCCAACCCAGGTCACTCTTTGTGGTGCCGGAAAACTCGAACGGGATGACTCGGTCGCCTGCCCCCGTGCTGTTTCGGGGGTTCCACTTGGCGGCCAGGAAAGAGCACAGGCCTGCGCCCACGCCGGTCGCATCTACCACGATCCACCGCGCGGCCCAATGCGCCACGATCCCGTTGATCTGCTCGTAGAGCGCCGTGTGGCGCGTGCCAAGAAAGAATCGCCGGTCGCACACCAGGTACGTCGGCTGCAAGACGCCGTGCCCCTGGGTGATGTCCACGACGGTCAACTGCGTCGCGTCGCGGCGCTTGTTGCCTAACTCGTCGCGGTCAAGGTCGGCCAGCGTCCCGGCCGCTTCCTCGTCCTCGCCAGCTACGTCAATGAGTATTCCGTACACATGGCCCGGCTCGGGCTGGCGCGTGCGCGGGTGCGTGCCGTGCATCAGCGCCTTGCTGGCCTCGCTGAACAGCCCCCCGGCGGCGTCGATCTCTTCCAAGAAATACTGCGTCTTGATGAGCGGATGCTCACGCCCCAGCCGGTCAACCCGGTCGCGCACGTGTGCGGCGTAGGCGGGTACGCAGCGCGCTACCTCGTCACACGGGTACACGAACACCCTTCGCTTGCCGTCCTTGTTTTGCGCGCGCTCGCACGCCTGGCGCACCAGGTAGAGGAGCGTGTTGGTCGTCCAGGCCGTGCCCCACATGACGATTGTGGCGTTCGTGGATGCTCTCATGGGCTCAAAGTCTTTATCCCACTTGCCGGCCCGGATGTCTTGCGCCTCGTCGGCCTCGAGCAACAGGCTGGCGGTTGCGCCGACGACGGACGACTTGGGATCGGCTGAGAAGAACATGGCGCGCGCGTCGCCAAACTCGACAATGTAGCCGGAGCGTTTCTTGACTCGCCCGATGTGCCAGGGCGTCTTGAGCCGGTCGGTCAGGCGCTGGATCGAGTTCAGCGTTTGCGGCTTGAAGGTCGGGCTAGCCTTCACGATCTGCCCCCCGGCGAGCGAGTACAGCGTGAGCAAGTAGCTTTCTAAGATTGCGGAGAGTTCGTTCTTCCCCGCTTGGCGCGACATCTCCACGACGAACGTCAACCCCTGGCGCCCGATGACCGAAGCGGCGATCGCGGCGGCGGCCTCGGCCTGGTAGGGCCGCAGGGGGCGATTGAGGATGAGCTTTGAAAACACGCCGATATCTTTGAGTGCTTGCGCGGTTGCGTCGCGTAGTTGCATTCATGGGTCCCTGCCGCCTATGGGTTGCATCCGCCGGTTCGAGGTAGCACGTTGGGCAAAATAGTGGCGATGGCGGTCTGGGGCGGTTCACGAACCGCCCGTACGGGCATCGGTGTGCTGGATGGTGCTATCGTCACGGTGAGCGATGGCACCATGATAGGCGTGCGCGTTGCGCGCAGCGTGGCGGTGAATGTCACGATGGGACCCACGACGATAAAAGGGCGCGTCGCGGTCGGCGTCCGCGTCGGTGCGCGGGGTGCTTCGGGCGCGGCGTTGCGTCGCTGGCAGGAGGCGACGGTGAGCAGGACATCAATCAGGATGAGGGCCAGAACGATCAGGGCGAGGGCGCGCGCGCGGGTGGTCATTCGAGTTTGATCCCCATCTCTTCCATGGTGGCAAGCAACGCCTCGTTGAGTGCGTCGGCCAGTTTCTGCGTCTTGTCGCTGCCGATGCCGTTGGCGGTCTTGACCATGCGCGCCAGGCGTGAGGCGTTCTGCCCGTAGAGCGACATGGCGGCCAGGTAGTGGCCGTCTTCGGCTCCGGGACAGGCGGCGTTATCCTTCATCCAATCTACAAGGTCGAGTTGGCGGCGGTACAGATCGGCGATGAGCTCGGGCAGGCTGGGGAGTCTATCAGGTGGGGGGTTGCTGGTGATGTCTTTCGGGGGGGCAGTTTCTACCCCCCCGCCAGAAGCTACCTTACCGTGGGCGGCATCGGCTCGGCGGCGTCGCTGGTTGGAGTAGGCGCCGTGTCGGCGGGCGTTTTGGTTGTTCTTGGGTGCTGGCATGGGTCGGCTGGATGCGCCGCCCGGTACATCTGTTCTATTTTACTCGCTTTGGCTGGACTATGTCAAGATGGGGCAGGCGCTTTTTTGGGGAAACAACGTAACGGTTGCGTAACAGATTGCAAGTCGCAGGGCGCAAGTCGCAGTTTGCAGCCTTGCAGCCTTGTTTGCCTTGCGGCAAGGCAAGGCGGGGGGTCCCCCGACCGCTCTTATGGCGGGTAGGGGAGTCGGGTAGTATGTCCGTGGACATGCTGACGTCTGCCCTCGCCGGTCGCGGCGATAGGATCTCGGGCGCGGGCGGCCGCTATCGCTGGAGCTGGCGGTGCTCGAGCGCGGGCCAATGCGTCGGCGAGGGCTGGGTGACTCGGACGCGGCGGGGCGACGGGGGGCGTGGGGGGTGTCCCCCCAACTTGTCGTAGAGGCCCAGGGACGCACAAACAGGATTGGGGGGCTACGGGGGGAACGTGGGCCGCCTCTCTCGAAGTCAATGGGCGTTGGCTGGCCTGGTTGCATCGGAGGAAATGACGATGCTGGAGCAAAGGGGCGGCCCTCCCCCCGTGTCGCCGTACTCGGCGACTTCGGCTCTTGCTCTGCTTCACCGGGCGTATCGTAAACGAGTGTGCTTGTTTGTCGGGCCTGGGTGCGGGGTGGTGATATCGCCTCGTCGGTTCTGGCGGTGGCCGCGATCGCGCGGCAAACGAAAAGCCGCCCGGCTGCGGATGCGCTGCGCGGGCGGCGGTGTGGGCGTGGGGGCGTGGGCTAGAGGCCGGTGAATTTCGCTGGATCGTTCAGTTTCAATCCAGCGGCCCGCGCGAACCTGAGCATATATGCTGGAATGCTCTCAGCGGGCGCGTTCCACGTGTTGCCACGCTCCGCACCCTTTTTATTGATCCACTTCGCGGCGAACTTGACGTTCATCTTGCCGCGCCGTGCAGACGCATTCCCGCACGGATATGAGACAAATTCAGCATATCGGAGCCTCCACCCATTTTTCAAGTCTTTGTCGAACATCTCAATCTCCCTGGCCGATTCGGGTCGGCCTGCCTGATGAGCCGCCCGGCTGCGGATGCGCTGCGTGGGCGGCGGTGTGGGTGCGAGGGCGTGGGCTACTTCTTGGCGCGCACAGGCCTGCCGTTTTTGTAGGTTTGCAGGGACGTAACTTCATCGGGGGCTACGCCGACTACTTTCGCGGTCGTTCCTGCGGACAATCGCTTTGCCGCGACGCAGGCGCTGCCATATGATTGATATGGGATAGTTTTGCCTCCCACATCAACCCTGTAGTGCTCATAGTTGGTCTTGAGATACTTCATTCTGCTTTCTCTCTGGCCGGTTGGTGTGGGTCGTCGGCCTGCCCGAATCTTTCACGGAGCCCCGGCCGGGTCAGCGGCCGGGGCGGATCGGAGAGCGGCGACGGGTCAGCGTCGCCGCGGGATCCACTAGAGATTGAAGCCAGCGGCCTCCAGGATGGCGCGGGCCTTGGCTACATCGCGCTGCGCCATAGCGGCCTTGGCCTTTCGGTAGGCGTCCATCTCGGCTTGGCCGAGATTCTTGGCGCCTCCGCCTACGTTGCTGTCCCCGCCCTTGGGATCGTACAACGTGATCTTGATGCTGCCACCTTTGGGGGTGGTTCCCGTGATGGTTGGAAATTGAGACATCTGCTTTCTCCCTTTTCGCTTTGGCCGAGTCTGCCGCTCAGCCCGACTTAATTCTAGCACATCCCCGCCGCACATTTGCACGGTGCGGGGGTGTGGGCTACTTGTCCTTGATTCCCGCTCGGAGTTTTTCTTGCTCCACGAATTTAGCAGCCTTTCTCTTTTCCTTTGGCGTGCGGACTACAGTTTCAGTCTTGCCAAAGATTCCCTTTCGTTTATTCGTCTTGCGCTTCATCTCTGTTTTCTCCCTGGCCGGTGGTGGCGGGTCGGCCTGCCCGATCCCTAGGACACCCTTAAGGGGTGTGTCGCATCTACTACAAGTGTACCATGCGTTTTGGAAAATAATGTAAACAGGTTTGGCTACTGCGCGGGCTGCGGCCCGATCTTCTTCTCCAGCAGTGCCAACGCGGCGACAAACCCGTCGCCGTTGGCGGCTTTGACCAACTCATTGATCTCCGGCGCTGTGATTTTGTGCGCCGACATCGCCTTGCTGGCGATCGCATAGAATGCGGTGCGGGCTGCGCCTGGCGTTGGCGCGGGCTTCTGCGCTTGCGCGCGCGGGTTCGGCCCGAAGTGCGCGTCGAGCTCGGACACTGGCGCGGCTGCTCGGCGCGCAACTTCGATGGCGCAATTCCACTCATGCAGTCCGTCCTCTTTGGTGCATGTGCAGGCTGTTGGCGTGCGAGCTGGTATCGCCGCGGCTGACGGTGTGGACCGCACCGACGTTTCCGGCGAGGGCTGCCGGCGCCCATCGCTGGTTGCGGTGGTGCTCCCTGGCGCGGGCTGGCTGGCTGCCACCGGCGCGGGGACTTTGAGCTTTTTTGCGCCGTTCGCGAGCTTGTCCACTGATCGATCGCGGAAGGCCAACAGGCGCGCGTATTTCACGTTGCCGTCCTTGACGTTGCCGCCGATGACGCAATTGAACCAAATCGCGTCACTCTTCTCCCCGTCTTCGTCGTGCGCGGATCGGCGCACGTAGATTCGTCCCTGGTACTCCGCGCGGGTCGGCCCGTCCTTGTCGCTGGCCGTGACGGTCGCGCCGATGCTCTCCAAGATTTCGGCGGCCTTGGGCCAGTCGGACATCGGGCGGGTGAGGTTCGGCGCTGGCGCGATGACGCTGGCGATTGCCTCGGCTGCGGTTGCCATGCGGCTCGTCTCTTTCACGAGTGCGCCTAACAGGTCGAGTAAGGATTGATCGGTCATTTCGCTTTCTCCTGTTCCATGAGTCGGCGGACCTTGTCCGCCAGCGGGTTCGCCGCGTCTGTGACGCGGATCACGTAGGTGTAGGTGGCCGCGTCGCGCGCGATCACCTGGCCGAGATACCGCCAACCGCCAGGCCCGAACGCGCAGACCTCCACGCCCAAGATCGGCAGAGGATCACGGCCACTGCTGAGAGTGAGCGGGCTTGTGCTGTTGCCCTGGCGGTCGGTGACGGCGAGTCGCATTCTAGCAGCCCTTGTCCATGATCGGCGACTTGTCAGTCGTCAACCCGTAGCAGCGCATCATCGCGGCCCACGTCGGGCGCTCGACATACGCCAGGTCTTGCATTGTCCGCCCCTGGCGGCGGCGGTCGCGCTGAATCTGCCCGGCGCTGCGCGTCGTCTGAATTTTACCCTCGACCGCGTTCCAAAAGCAAGTGGCGGGCCGGATGTCGCCCAGCGCGGTTGGGGCGAGGTATTCGGGCTGATCGGATTCCTTCAGCCAGCACACAGCCACATCGCGGCGCGGGCCGACAAGTGCGCCGGCCTGGCGGTAGCCGTGCGCTTCGAGCCAGGACACGGCCAACGTGGGCGAAGTGACGGGTTCGACCTGGTTGTCGTTGTAGCCGAATTTGTACCAGGTGTGGCCACTCTCGGCTGAAACGACGATGACGGCGCGGAGGTCTTTGGTTTTCATGCTGCCCCCTACCCTACCATCCCAGCGATTGCCCGGCGTTCTCGACCGCCCGGCAAGCTGCTTCGTCTGTGAGTCCGTCATCATGCGCGCTGTCCACGCCGGGAATGTTGGTGCTGGCCATGAGCGCATCGAGCGCGCGCCCATGCTCCGGCGTGCCGGGTCGGGTGCGGGCGAAGGCGCGGAAGCGGAGCATGTATTCGTGCCGCGTCCGCTCGTGGTTGCACTCGTCGGCGGTCGGCGCGTAGATCGTGGCGCCGTCTGAGGCTGTGCAGGTGAAAAGATCGGTGTCGAGGTCGAGTGTCGGTTCTTCGCTTGCGATGCGCCAATCGAGGCGCGTTGCGACTTGCGACTTGTTACTTGTCAACATGAGCTATCTCCCTTCTCATTTGGTGCGCTTCGCTCCGGTTGCAGCCGGCGCGGGCGCGATGATCAACTTTTGGCGGGTAATTCGCTTGGGTAGTACGCTTGCTTGTGCGTCTCCTGGTGCCCGTCTTCCCATGTGTGCGTCGCGTCCACGATGAGTTGCACACCTAGGCGGCGGTTGGTGCGGTATCCGCGCACGATGCACTTTTGCCCAAAGCGGTCCGTAAATTCTGTCCCCACTGGGTACAGTCGTTTTAGTTCGTCCTTGCCCATTCCTACCCCCACACACACAAAGTATCCGGCTCGTGCCCCACGCCCCCGCGCGCGCCGTTGCTGGCCAGCCGCCAACAAGCGGGGCAAACCTCGCGCGGATCGAGCAGGCGCGCCAGCTCCTGCGCGGCCTGGTGGAGATCCCGCCCCGTCAGGGCCGACACGGGCGACGCGGAGAGCAACGCAAGTGAGATTTGAACGCAAGGATCGCTGACCATTGCAACCTACCTCTTACTTTCTCCGCTCCTCAAGCCGCGGAGAACAATCAGGCCACACACAGCACAACGGGGCGAGGAGTGGGAGGGGCGGCGGGCCGAATGCCGACCAACACGGCCAGTGGATCGGCGCTCTCGAAGTCCAAGCGCCTGCCCGCTGCCCCTCCCCGACGAACCCCGCACCGCACCACCACACACGGCAACCCCCACTAGAACAAGCGCGCCTGCACCGGCGCAGCGGCCACCGGCGCAACCGAACGGCCCGACGCGGCCACAACCCGGAGCGCCGCCGCACGGCGCGCCGACAGGAACGGCGCGCGGCCAGCAGCGGCGCGGGCCAGCAGAGCGCGGGCCAGGCCGGGCCGGACACGGGCAAGGGCAGCCGCGTGCACGGCGCAGCCGGAGCACGCCGACGCGACAGGCCGCCCGGCAGCGAGGACCGCCGCCAGGGCAGCACAACGAGCGCAGGGACCGGAGACGGACCCACCAGCCATTAGCCCATCCACCCGACGCAGACGCGCCCAGCCCAGCGGCCACCGACGCGGCCAAACCAGGAGGCCAAGCCGACCGCGGAAAACGCAGGCGACAGAACGACAAGCCCGAACGCGAGCCCACCACCGGAGGCGGGGAAGCGGACGAACCCAGCGCGCAGGCCCAGCCACCGGGCCAAGCGCCGAGCCGCAGCCAGCGCCGCGAAGCGGCCACGGCCACCGCAAGGCACGCCGCAGAACAAAACGCCGCGCGCGGCAGGCCGCACGGACAGGCCGACCGAACCAAGACCACGAACCGCAGACCAGAACGAAACGAAAGCAGACACGGCAACCCCCAGAGAGAGCGACCGCCACCCGGCCGCCGAAGCAAGCACAGTGTACCACAGCCACGACAGAAAAGCAAGAGGGAAAACACCCAAACCCGCATGAGGGAAAACACCCACGACAGAAAAGCAAGGCGGCGCGGAGGGCCGGCGCACCGCCGGGCCCGGCGAGGGCGGACCGGAGAGCGGCGCAGCCACCACCGCCGGAAACGGCGAGACACCCCAGCGCACCCGCCGCCGGAGGGCGACCCCACCCGCAGCGGCGACACCCCCCTTTAAGTAATTTCCTCTGGCTACGCGCTTGCGCATGTGCTGCGCGTGCGGGGCGATGCGTGCGCGTAGCCTCTTGCTGGAGAGAAGATTGCTGCCCCGGGGTTTTCCGAAGAGGACGGGGGGTTCGGGGGGCAGAGCGCCCCCGCCCGCTGGCGATCTTGGCCGAAGCGGGTCCGCCGCAGAAGTTGCGCGGGGGATGGGGGGACGGGGGGGGCGAGCCCCCCCAGCGGGGGGTTTCGGGGGGCAGAGCCCCCCGTTTCTCTCGATGGAATGTGTGCCACGCTGTTCTACCGCGCCTCGCAGACCGCAGGGTGTGTTCTTCGGCTCTTGCTCTGCTTCACGTCACGCCGCAAGGTTAGGATAGGCGCCCCGCTGGCCGCCTTCCCGTCGCTGGTTGGGTTGACTCGATGGGTTGGCCGTGGCTATAAACATGTTTTTGTGCGCTACGGACAATCCAGGGAGGACGAAACAAGAAATGACGCGGCGAATAGGACGCTGGGGTGAGGTTGTGGCTTTCGGCGAACGGCTAGCCTTCATCAAGAAAAAGAGGCTTGTGTATCCTCTCTCACACATTTTTCCCCAGAAACAATCCCGTCGGCATAGCCCGCACTTCTGGCTGTCCCCAGGATACCCTTAAGGGGTATGCCTACGGGACAAATGCCCCGGCTGCTGCAAAGGCTTGGCTACGCGCGCTCTTGATCTATGTCCCCGGGAAGTCCACACACCTGGGAACTCCCAGGTGCATGGGGTGCGCGCGTGGCCTCTTTGGGGGGCGTGGGGGGGGGTGTCCCCCCAACTTGTAGCAGTGGCCCAGGGATGCATATAAAGGATTGGGGGGCTTCGGGGGGAATGTGGCCCGCTGCGACGGTAATCCGGCGCGTTCTGCGGGCCTCCCCCCGTGCGGTTGCGGTACTCCGTCAACCGCTTCGGCTCTTGCACTGCAAAGTGCTCTTCGGCTTTTGCTTTGAAGTTCTTGGTTTTGCGTTCCTACTCTTTGGCTCTTGGTCTTCGGCTCTTGTTCTGAAGCTTTTGCTCTTTGGCTCTTGTTCTGACGTCCTTGGTGTTGGCTATGCGCGTTCTTGTGGCGCATAGCCTCTTTGCGGTAGCAGTGTTCTTCGGCTCTTGTTCTGCTTGGAGGCGCGCTGTGGACGGAAACAAACCGCGCCCCGGCCGCTGCAACAGCCGGGGCGCTCACTGCGTCGCCGGGTGGGAGATAGCTTTACCCCGTAGGCATAGCCCTAAGATTTGGCTATGCCAACGGGGTTACCCGACGACGCCACTCTCCTGGATGATCCGCCTGACACCCTTGCCAAGCTTCCCTTCACCGTATGCGGCCAGCTTCGGCCCCCATTCCTTCGGCAGCCGCACGTCGTAGCGCTCCATAGCTTCGGAGCTTTCCTTCTTCGGTCGGCCCATGCGCTTGCCCTTGCCGGCCGTGCGGCGTCCGCCCCAGTTCTCATGCGTGTCTTTCTTGGCTGTCATGGTATGCCTCCATCCGACTTGGATTATAGCACACGCGCACACGAAAGTCAAGAGGCAATTTGAGACAAGCGCAAGCATTTCTTGCATATGCGGCGGCCAAGACCGAAGGGCGCGTTGATCGAGCGATTGAAGCGGTGCTTTGCTCCACACATGGCCTGCATGGTCATTTCTCCCGAAGGCGTAAAGCGCATCACGTGCATTACCCTGCGCTTTTTGCCTGCTTCCCAGATGTATCTCATGGCGCTTTCCGCTTCTCCGCGCACGTCCCGCACACCTCGCCCTGCATCTCTTCAAACAACGTCAGCAACCCGCATTTCTGGCACACCTTCACGCCCGGCAGTGCCAGAATCGCCGTCTGTTCCTGGCTCTTGCTGTTGCCCATGCGGACCACCCCGCCCGCTTTCTGGTAGTACCACTTGGCCGAGTTGAGCATGCCGATGGCGTCTCTCAACGTTATTGTGGTACGCGGCGAGTCGGGCCGCGCCCCCTGGGACTGTTTCACGTTTGCCGCCTGGGGCGGACTTCCTTTGCTTGCCACGTCCACACCTCCATATCCAGTAATCGCCCCGGTTTGTCATCTCCGTGCGCCAGCCGGGGCGCGCTGTGGGTTCTGGTACACTGTCGGCCAGTGTACCAGAATCGGTAATGTCTGTGTCGGTCAATCTGCCCGCGTCTATGGGCGTTTCACGAAACGCCCCTACCTGCGCGGGCGGGTCACTTTTCCCCCCGATTGCTCGATGAGGGCGACGGCTTGGGCTAGGGCGTCGTCTTGGTCTCTCTGTTTCATTTGGGCGATGGCTTGCACCAGTTCGTCGCTTATGACGGTGGAGTCTGGTACGGGTGCGTCTTTCTGGTACGTCGCCGTGCCGTTCCCGTTCTTGTTGGGAGTCGGCTTCTTGCCTTGGAGTGCCGCAATGATCTCGTCAATTTGCTTGCGCGTGTTGCCTGACGTTGGCCGCCTGAATGCTGCCATCATCTGCCCGGCCTTGAGCGCGGCTTCTGCGTCGGCGATGTCGGCGGCCCGCTCGGGCGCTTGGGCCATGAGGGCGCGGGCTTTCTGGTGAGTCAGTTCGTGGCTGAATGCCCGCTCTGCATCGCGTCCCTCTTGGTCGGGGTCCGTGATTTCTGTCGCTATGGCTCCGGCTATGTTCACGACGATGACAAAGCCGATCACCCACACGGCCACAAGGCCGATGGTGTCCCTTGTCTTGGGGTCGAAGTTCAACATCATGTCGCCCAGGATCCCGGCGGCGACTCCCACCAGGTCAACGATCACCATGATGAAGCCGAGGACTCGTTGCTTGCCTGGCGCGCTGGCGCGGGTCGTCCAGAACAGCCAGCACAGCAGGCCGAAATCCAAGGCGAATAACCCGAAAAATCCCATGATCTGCTGACCTTCGGGCAAGGTCTGCGAGAGTATGTTGTAGTTGCAGGTGATACTGAAGATGACCAACGCGATGGTCATAATCCACACAAGTATAGAGGTTCCTGACTTCATTTCGTTTTCTCCTATTGCTTGCCCCTGGGTTTGTTCAGGGTTCGGCTGCTTCAAGTGCCAGAATGTGACGGCTGCCAGGCCTACGGCGGGTAACGCCGCGATCACAAGCGGCGGCGCGCGCTCGATGCCCAAGTGTACCAGAAAGTCTATGACCGCCACGGCGAGCATCACGGCCCATGTGCCAGAATCCGACTTCAGTACCAGAAGCGTCGCGGGCGTGATGATGACGGCGGCAAGTGCCAGCATCGCGGCCGGCAGGTCGTTCCCGTAGCGGTCGAGCACCGTCATGAACAGCGTGACGGACCCGTACCCCGCCGCGACGACGGTCCCAGCCAGGGCGGCCGGGCGCGCCAGAATGAAAAGCGCTTGGATTGCCCGCGTCGCGAGGATGGCGAGTACCAGAAACAGCGCCAGGAGCGCCGTCATCATGGCGCGGATGGCGTTGGCGAGGGCTTCTTGCAGTTCGGCAAGTTGGTCGTCACTCATTGGACGATACGCATGTTGTGAAATAGGTGGCTGGCGTTCTTGCGCTTTGCCAGTTCCTTGCGTACCGCTGCGCTGTCACCCAGGCATTTGATGATTGCGTAGCCGCCGACATAGTGCCAGTCAATGCGCTGTTTGGTTTTCTTTGCTACTTGTCTGACCAGTGATTCAACTGCTCGTGGCTTTAGGTTGCCTATGGTGGCGACGTGTGTACCGAGCATGTAAATTGCTGGGTTACAGTTCTTCATGGCTGTTTCTCCTTCGCTTTTCTGGGCGTGTGTGCCCAATCAAACGGCAGTCCGACCTTCCAGCGGCGACACAGGCGTTCTATCGCTTTGAGGATCGCCCCCCGTTGCGGGTTGCCGGGCGATATCTCGGCGGCGGCGGCCTGGGCCATGGCCGCGATTTCGCGCCGCACCTTGGGGGGCCATGGCGGCTTTTCCTTGGGCGGCTTGAGCGTGCGGGCAGATTTGTGCGTCATTTCGCCTTGCCTTTCTTGGGTTGTGTCTTTGGCTGCTTGTCGCGTTTCCACTTGCAGGCGCGCAAGTCGAGGCGCTCGCTTCTCTCACATCGTTTGCATGCGCGCCAGAGTGAATGGATGTATACCCACTTGTGCCAACCGGATTTGCAGAGTGCTCTTGTAGTTATCACCCTGCCTCCCTCTCTGCCATGAACTTGACTACCAACCGGCACGCCTCCGCGTCGGCGGCGGCCCGGTGCAGCGTGTTCGGCAGCGGGATGTTGCACAGCCGCATCGCTGCGCCCAACGATTTCCAGCGGTACCCGCCGGGCGGGAGTGCGTTTTTCTCGCCGTTGAACTGGGCAAACAGGTGCATGGCACAGCCGAACATCGCGCGCGGCCAGAGTGCGACGACGCCCGCGGCGTGGCCGGAGTGTTGGAGAATGCGGAGGTCGAACTGTGCGTTGTAGGTGATGACGATGTCGGCTCCAGTCAGGACGTGTAGGAGCTTGGGGCCGATCACGTCAAAGCCGCACGCGTCTGCAATCATCGCTTGGTCAATGCCGTGCACTTGGGTGGCGCTGGCGGGGATCGCGATGGTGGGCTTGACGAGTGCGCTGAATTGCACGAGTCCTTGCTTGTCCACGGCGACGATCTCGACGGCCTGGGCCCACGGTTCGAGGCCCGTCGTCTCGGTATCCAGGAACAAGGCGCGCTGGCTCATCCAGGCGCGGGCGGTCAGGATGCTGGCGTTGCGGTCTTGGGTGTTCATCCCTTCGCCTCCTTTTTCATCTTCTTGAGTCGCCCCTTGTAGGCGGCGACCTGCCGGCTCTTGGTCTTGACTTGTTCGCGCGCTGCCTCCAACTCTCTCTTGTAGTAGTCGCGCTCCTGGATCAGTACCCGGTAGTCCTGCGCGATGAGCTCAAGCGCATCGGCTATGCGCTGGAGCGCGCCGGTGTTTATTTGCTCTACCGTGGGTGGCGTGGTTACTGTCCATTTGCCCTTTGACGCTTCACGGAGTTGTACTTGCTCGTTCATTCCCTCACTTCCCTCGTGTCAATCGTGAGTACCAGCCCGGTCGCTCTGTTGAATCGTGCCAACACGCGCTTACCAAGCTCGGTCTCGAACAAGTCGCGGGCGATGGTCAAACGACAGGACGGGTGGGCTTCCCCGTACAATGCAAGCTGCTCCAGGATGACAAGCAACTCGCACGCTGTGGCGGATGCCTTCTCATTGAGGCTGTACGGTGCGTTCTGTGGTTGGCTCATATCCTTTTCCTTTCTTCCTTTCTTTTTCCGATGCTCCCGCGCGTGCGGGCAGTCGGCGAAGTGGGTCATCGCCCAGCGGTGGCCGCTGGGGTCGGTCCGGATGGTGACGACCGAGAGCGGGATCAGGTTGCCGCTGCCGGTCTCGGTCCAGATGATGGGCTGGCCGCACGATTTGCAGAAGGCGGGTGGATTGTCCGGCACGGCGTACTCGCCTTTGCGCGGGCCGATGCTGGTGTCGGTGGGTTGCTCCATCTTGACATGCTCCCTTCTGTTATGGTACACTGGAATGCAAAGGACGCTGTGTTTCACAGCCGCACGTCCTCTGTTTTCTCCCGCTGCCGCCCCTCTGCCAGGATGGGGCGGTTTGCGTTCTGCTGGTCAATACAAGATGTGGTCGGCATATCTTCCCTCGATGTACTTGCGCCGGTCGGTGATCTGGTCTGTTTCAACCTCTACCCGGTCGCCGTCTCTCATGCGTCGGATCGCCAGCCCCTTCGCTTTGTAGCTCGGCAGTCCACGCTTGGCCGTGTCTTTCATGATGGCGTCAATGTACTCCGGCGTCATGTCCGGCAGGTGGGCGAGCTCGTCGGCGGTCTTGCCCATGATGTTGTGGCGGTGCAGGGCTGCCAGGGCTGATTGTACCTCTGGTTGCTCCAAAGTGAGGGTTTTTCCCTCACTTTGCTCTGCTTCTCCTTCTATAGGTGTGTCAGTGTTAAGATTAAGAAGAGTAGTAGTAGTAGATGCCAAAGTGAGGGTATTTCCCTCACTTTGTTCTGTCAACTCCATGGGCTGACGGGGCAACGAGAGGCCCGGTAACGGCAGTTGCCGGCCCTTGTCTGTCAGAAACCAGCGTTGGCCGCTGTGGGCCGCGTACCCGTCGCGCTCCAGGCCGTGAAGATGCTTGTTGGTCGTCCCCAGGTCCATCGGGATTTCGGCGGCGATGTCGGTGGCCGTGGGCGCGGGCGTGAAGGCGAAGAGGCAAAACAGGACGTGAAGGCGCTTGTTCGGGCAATCCCTGAGCACGCGCTTGACGGTTTGGTCAATCATGGCTCAGTCCTTTGATAAGCTGCTCCCCGATCCATTTTGTGAACAGCGGCGGGATCGCTTCCCTGATCTCGTCCCAGTCCATCCAGTCAATGCCCATGACGATTCTGGCTTCCTCGATCGAGGAGGCGACTCGCCCGGGTCGGTGATGGCGGTAGCTCACTCGTCGCCCGTCGGGTCTGGCGCCGTACACGCCGATGGTGTAATCCGCTGAGTAGTGACGGCACGGCGGAGCCATGAGAAGGATGCTGCTCTCAAAGTGCCGGTGGCGCGCCAAGTGGGGCAGGCCGAGAGAGACGCCGCACAGGATGATTTGAGTCAGGAGGGGAGAGTTTTTCACGTTCTCTATGATCCACGGCTTGCCGGTCTGCTCGAGCGCTCGCCGAGTTGCGTCGATCAGGTCGGGGTATTCCGTACTGATCGAGCCGAAACGGGCGATGGTGACATTGCGCATTCCGGTGTAGTGCTGGCACGGCGGCGATGCGTGCACCACGTCAAACTCTCTCCCGTGCGCCGCGCAGAACTCTAGCGCGTCGGCCAGGTGAAACTCAAACGGGTAGTGCGGCTGCGGGCGATTGTCCACGCCCGTCACGTCGAACCCCGCCAGGTGGTAGCCCATGCCTGCGCCGCCTGCCCCACAAAAGAGGTCGAGGAGTTTCATATCAGCACACCCTCCCCTGCCAGTTCCTTCCCGCTTGTCCGCGTCTTTTTCAGGAACTGAACGGGGATGACGTGGATGCTTCCGCCGGCTGTCTCTTTGATCTGACCGCTGTTCTTGTAGCGGCGGGCGTCCAGCAGTTGCACGCCGATCAGTACGGCCTCGTGTGTTGGCTCGTTGTGCTCGTACTTGGCATGGTAGAGGATGATGCCCCGGCGGTTGATGTAGGGCGTGAGTTCCTTTGGGACGCCTGGCTGCACCCGCACGACGGTTCTGACGTTGAACATGTACGGCATGGTCATCCCTTCCCCGGAAATGCTTTCTTGAACGCTTCGCGCGGCGCGAACGCCTGTGTGCGCGTCACGGTATAGACGCCTACTTCATCGAGCCGCGTCCGTAACTGTTCAACTTGGCCTGGAAACCAGGCGAATCCCTCCGGGTCGCGCCGGACGTCAAAGCATTTGTCGTGTCCGTAGCCTACCACGCCGTTTGAGGCGTCGTAGGGGTGTCCGCATCTTTTGCATGTGAATTCGGTTTGCCACGGTGGCATTAGGCTTTCCCCCTGAGTTCTTCAAGCTCCTTCGTGAGCTTTTCGACCCGGCGTTGGAGCTTTTCGATTTGCAAGATAGCGGCGTCTCTGTCCTCCGCGATCTCGGTACAACTCTGTGTGAGCTCTCTCAGCTCGCGCAGGCAGCGGCGGTAGCGCAAGGCAAGCTGCGCGCTTGCGGGTAGCGCTTTGTCTTGGGTCTTGTAGACTGGTTTGGGTTCGCTCATGGTCTGGCTACCTCGTCGGCTTTCTCGTCGTTCGAGATGACAATGCCGGTGGCCTTGCTCAGCCACTTGATGGCCTTGGCCAGGTACTCTTGTACGTCCTGTTCGTCCGTGTGCGTTTCAATTGCGAGAAACGCGGCGATTTCTTTGCTGATCGTTCCTAGCTTCTTCGCGCGCGTGCTTACGTTGGTCATCTTGACTTTACCTCCTGCTTCATGCTACACTAGGGGCGGGTGGGCGCTGGCACGCCAACCCGCCTGGCTTGCGCTTCCTGTCCGCGCAATTTGCCCACACTGTTATTTGGGGGGTGTCGTGTGGTTTTGCGTGCGGCTGTGGAAGCGTTTTTACTTTCCCTCAACGGCGTCACCTCGCCGGCTACTCTCATCTGGTACCGCCGTCGGCTGCTCGACCTGGCCGATTACCTCGACGGTGCTCCTATCGAGACTGTCACGGTGCATGATCTGCGCCGTTGGCGGGTCATGCTCTGTGAGTCGCGCTCCTACTCCCCCCACACCCTGCACGGCTACATCCGCGCCGCGCGCCGGCTATTTCACTGGCTGGAAGACGAGGGCGTGCTTTCCGCCAACCCTGCCCGGCGGCTCGAGTTGCCGCGCTTGCCTCGTGGTCAGGTGAAAGGGATCGAGCATGAGGACTTGAAACGGATGCTGGCGGCGGCGCTGGCGTCATGCCCGCGTGACCTGGCGCTGTGCTGGTTCTTCTATTCGACCGCGGCGCGGCTCGGCGGCGTCTCGAACCTGAAACTTGGGGATTTGAAACTTGATCGCGGGATGGCCTACGTGACCGAAAAGGGCAACAAGACGAGGGCGGTCTTTCTCGTGCCCCAGGCGGTCGAGGCGCTGCGGGCGTGGCTCTCAGTTCGGCCCGAATCGCCCGACGATCATGTCTTTCTGGGCCTGCGCGGGCCGCTCAAGGGTAGCGGCGTGTATCAGGTGCTTGAGAGGTTGGCGAAAGCCGCGGGCGTTGCGTCAGGCTGGAATCCCCACTCGTTTCGTCACCGGAGATTGAGAGACTTGCAGGCGGCGGGCGTGTCGCTTGGGGTCGTGTCGCAGATCGCGGGCCATGCGGACGTGTCGGTTACGGCCGACATCTATGGGCGGCTGCCTGAAAATGAGCTACAGAAGGCGGGGCAAATCCCCCTACCCTTCTGATGGCTGTTCGTAGTCGTCGTGGCCCTGACATGGGGCCTCGCCGCAGCGGAAGCAGAAATCGCAGAAGTAACAGTCCTCTGCCATTGGGTCAACCCATCCGCCGCATTGTGGACACTGTATCATGGTGACTTTCTCCTTTCTCTCACCAGGGGACACCCTGTCACTTGGTGAGGCTGTTGGAAGACCGCGCGGTGTCACCGTGTCTTGATTTACCGGGCTACCGCCTTCATCTGGGCTCCGTGCCTTTTGTTACTCTCAGGTGTCCTTACTGCGGCCTGTGTCGCAACCGCGCGGTCTTGGGTTCACGCCTCAACACCCCCGTAGCGGGTTGCCGTACAATTGGAATGCCTTACCGCGTCTGCTTCCTTTCCCAGAAACAGCGGATTGACAGGCAGTGTCGAAGCGTGATAGAATACTTGTGGGCGGCCTACCGAACGGCGCGTTTGGGCCAGTGAGCGCGCGGGCCTCTGACTATGTGACTCTTAATCCCTTGGTTACAGGTTCGAGTCCTGTGCGGCTCACACCGCACTGTTCGGTTGTAAAAGTGCTGATCATCGCTTGCTATCTGCCAGGAGAGAAGCGAGATCGGCCGGTAGGGCCGAATGGTGTGGTATGCCGTCAGTCTTCGGACTGGCGGCGTTTTTTGTCTAGCTTGTGCTGCTGCTTTTGCTGATACGCCCGAAGGTCCACGGCCTTGACGAGGTACGCGCCGGTTCCGCCGGGTAGTTTCTGGGCGGGTAGATGACCGTTCGCAATCAACCTTTGCACGCGCTTGATCGGTGTCTTGCCGTCGTCCTGGTATAGGGCCAGGGCGACTTGTCGCACGGTCATGTCGGGGACGGGCTTGGTTTCGTGCTTGGTCACTGCTGCGGTGTCATCCACGGGTCTTCTTCCCAATAAAGTAGCCAGTTGTCGGTAGCGAATTCGTGGCGGACTTTGCCGTGCCTGGGTACACTGTCGTTGGTGTGGAAAATCCACACCTCATACTGCTCGGCCTTTCTGTGCCGCTCGGTCGTTGCTTCCTTGATGCCTTGTTGGAGTAGGTAGGTTTGGAAATCCACTGTTGCCGCCAATGTCGTAACTAGGACAAATATACCATGAAACTTTCCCATTTGTCAAGAGGAACATTCGTTCGATTTCTCCGCTGGCTCTGGTGCGGCTTTCTCGATCTGCTCTTTCCTCCGCGCAAGTTCAAGCGCTGAATTTGGGGCTTGACATCCTCGCCGTTTCGTGCGATGATTGACGTCGAAGGATCTCGAATCGTCACAACTAGCGAGGACACCATGAGCACCTACCCAGGCGGCAAGTCCGGCGCGGGCGTCTATCAAAAGCTGATCTGCCAGATGCCTCCCCACTCGACCTACATTGAGCCTTTCTTGGGCGGCGGGGCGGTCATGCGCTTGAAGCGCCCAGCGCGGTCGAGCATCGGCATTGATGCCGATGCCGACGTGCTCACCGCCTTCGCGCAGCGTGGCGATGCGGTCCCGAATCTGCAATTGATCCACGGCGACGCCCTGGCCTGGCTGGCGGATGGGGACCTTCCCCGTGATGCCCTTGTCTACTGTGACCCTCCCTACCTTCTCTCGACTCGCCGTCAGCATCGCGCTATTTACCGATACGAGCTGTGCGACGCGGACCACGTGCGCCTGCTGGACATCCTGCGCGGCCTGCACTGCATGGTGATGATCTCGGGCTATTACTCGGACCTGTACGCCTCCGCGCTTTCCGGTTGGCGCTCGATCTCGTTCTCGGCCCGCACGCGGGGCGGGAGCATGGCGACGGAATTTGTCTGGATGAACTACCCAGAGCCGCTTGAACTCCACGACTACCGTTACCTCGGTTGCGACTTTCGTGAGCGCGAGCGCATCAAGCGCAAGAAAGCGCGCTGGTCGGCCCGCCTGGCCCGCATGGATGCGTTGGAACGTCACGCGATGATGGCGGCCTTGGCTGAGCTACGATCGGGCCTCGCCAGTTCCGATGGTGCTGCAGCCTCGTCGGTTCCGGTGGTGTCGGCTGCCGCTATTGCTTGATTTGGCGGTACGATATCGCATCGCTATTTCTGGCGTGCTTCGATGCTCGTTGCCTCTGACGATGGGCGCCGGCGCCCATCGCTCAATCTGACGATTTGGCCCGAGTCTTGCTCGGGCCAGCACGTCATATTTGACGATGCTCTCGATCGCTGATGGGCGTTATGGATACTCCGCGATCACTCCGTCCGAGTCGTGCCACGAGAACGAGATCAGATGCCCCGTGATGTAACTGCCCGCTAGCACGGGCGCGGTCCGCCACACCCGCAGCACAAAGTACATTGTGGCGCTCGGCGCGTAGAACGGCCCGCCGTTCTGGATGGTGCGGACGCCCAGCGTGTCAACTACCCCCGAAATGTAGTAGGTCCCCATGACGTTCGGGCTTTGTCCGCCTGCTTCGCCTTCTGCCTGGACGCGGAAAGCGCCCCGGCTCCAGTTCGGGCCGGTCGGGTTGCCGCCGCGCGTGTCAATTGCAAACGTCATGTTCATGTGGGCGTTCCCGGTCAACGGGATGCCCTGCACGGCCCAAATCCCGATGCCTGCCCCAGAGCCCCACACCCACGACCAATTCAAACCGTTCTGTGTCAATCCGCCTACTCCGCTGACGGGCGAGACGACCAGCTTGGCCGGCCCCACAACCGGCGTCCCTCCGCCAAAGTCGTCCATTGTCCCGTGACCAGCCTCCGCCAGGTTGGCGGCCAGGTAGCCCGCGCCTGGGACGTTAGCGTCTGTGGCGATAAAGATGCGCTTGTACGCTCCGCCCGCGGGCTGATGCCAGGCCGTGATTTTGTTGCCTTCGCACTTCATGCCGATGCCGTCGCCGTCGGCGATGCTGACGGTGCGCCTGCCGATGCGGGCCAGGTCCACGCCGGTCGCCTTGACGTACAGGTCGAGCAAGTGACCGCTGGGGGCCGATTCGAGCAGGTGTGCGAGCGTGAGTTCGGCGCGATGTCCCAGGTCTTCGAGCATCTCGCCTACGCCCGTTTCGTAAGAAAAGCCCATGATGACAAAGCGCTTGGTGCAGTCGGCGACTTCTATTGGGGGTCCGTTTATCCAGAAAGCTCCATTGCCCACCATGCACGACTCGTAAAAGCCAGCCCAGCGAAAGCCAAACAGCCAAACTTCGTCAAACTCGTCTGCCATCACTCGCGCGATTAGGTCTTGGTCGTCCAACAACGGTTGGTAATCCATGTGGTCGGGACTATGCTCTTGCTCCATGCCGCCCATGACCTCTAGCCAGGTCGCGGGCGTGTATCTGAATCCATCGGTCTTGATTGGGAACTCGTCCACAGTCACTTGTTCGATGACGCTGTACTGGACTAGCCCGCCGCTGCACTCGTCAACGTCTGCGATGTAGCCCGCGATGAGGTCATCTGTGTTATCCCAGCCCATGTGTTCAGTCAGCCGCTCGCCGGTCAGAGGGTCCATGACCGGATCGTACACGACGACCAAGACACGCGGGGTCATCGCTTGCAGCGGCTCGTCAGGGCTGGCAGGTGGTAGGTCGTTCGCTTGGATGATGTGTTGCCACCAGTTGTTCCTGATTCGATTTATACTTCCCGCGGCCTTGGGCAAATGCTCGAACCACCACTTGTGATGGGCACGGGCGCTACCGCCGCCCCAGTCCAGCGTCGTCATTGCGCGATAGTTCGGCGGGTCGGGTAAGTTTGGAAACTGGTACCAATCATCAGCACAGGACTGTACGGGCGTCGCCAGGCCCCATTCGTAGTCAACCGTGCTGTTTGGTGCGTAGTGCATTGTGCCGACGTTTGACTCGCCCGGTGCAATTTGATCGTAGCTCAAAAAGCGTGCAAGTAGATTCCTGAGTAGATTCAGCGCGCTGTAGGCGCTGAGGCAATAATAGTTTGACGTGAAATCGCCCAGGGCTTGCAGGCGCGCGTACAGATCCATGAACCATGATTCGTCCGCCGCGCCTCCGGCGGTGGCGTACACTTCGCAATCCGCGCCGCTGGCGATGGTGTTCCAGGCTCCCCAGCCCGGCCCTCCTGCGTCTGATTCGCACTGGTTGCCGCTGACCACGAGGCCGGTTTCTCCGGCCGGCGTCGTCCAGCTGGCAGACGGCGGCGGCCCGGCGTCGGCGCGGTTGAAGTCATCCAAGATGCCTGTCGTCGGGAACACGCCCGGCGCTTCGAGGTTTCAGGTTCCCTCGATCAGGTCTTGCAACTGGTCGAGTAGGCTTTCGAGCACGTGCAGAATGTTGGCCATCCGCCCCCTGACCTCGGCGAGCTTGGCCTCGATGTCGCCGTGGCGGTGGGCCAGCGTGATGTTGCCCGCGTCGTCAATGTTCAGGTAGAGGTAGTAGCAGTGGCAGTGCTCGTGGATGGGTAACGTCGGCTCGGCGCCCGGGTCGTACAGGACGCCGGCCAGGTCTTTGCAGTGGTCACACGCCTTTCGGGTGGCGTTGCAGTAGAGCAGTTTTTCAGGCATAGGTGTTTACGCACACGCGCTCGGCCAGGTCTTGCAGTCTGGCGGCCAAGTCGAGTAGTTGCTGCTGTAGCTCGGTGATATTCAAGTCGTGAATCTGGTCTATCAGGTCTTGGTGGATGTGGTCTTCTTCGCTGTCCGGGTCGCCCAGGTTGACGGTGGTGTATAGGCACGTGCAGGCCGGGTGAAGCGGTAGCTCTGGCTCGTGGCCGGGCACGTAGATGCGCCCGGCGAGCGGAAAGCAGAACGAGCAATGGTTGGTGTCGTCCTCGTACTCGTGCTCTTGGCCGTAGGTCAGGACAAGCAGGTAGGGCATTGCTTATGCTCCCTCGTCCACGCACACGCGCGTCGCCAGGTCCAGGATCGTCGCGGCCAGGCGGGATAGCTCGTCCTCCATCTCGTCCAGCCACGGGCCAAAGGCATTGAGTTGGTCTAGCAGCTCCTGGTGGGTGTGGATGGGCGCGGCTGGCTCGTCGGGTGTGTAGATGTCGACATAGTAGCACTCGCAGACCGCGTTTCCGACTGGGCCGTGGATGGGTAGCTGCGGCTCGTCGCCCGCGACGTAGGTGTGCCCGGCCAGTTTGCGGCAGACTGAGCACTCGTATTGGTATATCTGGCCTGGCCCTAGCACGTCGTTGTAGGTGAAAACGCGTAGATGTGCCATGGTGCGATTCTCGAATCGCCCCTACTTTAGGGGCGCTCCGCCCAGCGCAACGCTTTGCGTCCAGCCTGAGCCGAAGTGCGTCTCCCTGTACTGGATCACGCGGCCTACGATGTCATCGCCCCCCCACGGCGGGTTATCCACCGTCACCACGTCGAGCAACTCCAAGCCGTGACACGGTCGGCATGTGAGCGTTGCTTGGGTGGCTTCGGCGGCGTATAGATTGAGATAGTGTTGCGCTGCGCTGACACATTGGGCGTCGGTTGAGAGCGTGTTGTCGGTGAACGTCATCACGCGCGCGTTGACAAGCGCGATCTGCGCCGCGTTCGTAGCCGTGCCGGTCTTGCCCGCGTCGGTGTTGACCGTGACGGTGTTGTACCTCCATGCCTGCGACCCGCCTGCGACGTGGATGAGCTTGTGATTTGCGGCGGCGTTCCAACCGAACGTGTAACAGGAGGCTTCGTCGGTCGGAATCGTCTTCCACTTGATTTCCCCGTCAATGCCTGGGTACAGGTATTCGGGGATTTTCTGCAACAGCCTGCGCAGCGCGGTGGCAAGCGTCTCGGTTGCGCGCGCCGTAAACGTCAGTGTTGGGGCCGTCATCGCCCCGGCCAGGCGCGTGAGTCCGGCCTGCGTCAGAATCCATTCGAGTATCGTCGTCGCGCTCGTCGCCGTCCATGACTGGTCAGCCGTGGGCGACGTGGCGGCCAGCTTCCTCAGCCAGTCCATGCACTTGACCACACACAGCGCCCGGCCTCCGCCGTAGGTGAAGTTGATGCCCTCGACCCACAGGCGCGGCAGCTCGACCAGATCTGAGCCGATGCCGCGCTTGAGCTCGATCACGGCCCCCTGCGCGGGCGGGTTGGAGTTGAAATACCCCGTAGAGTTGTTGAGCGTCAGGTTGATGGCGGCTGGCGCGCGGTCGAGGGATTCGGCGTAGTCGTAGCCTAGCAGGTAGTCGGTCAGCGTGGTCGCGCCGACCGTCAGGGCCCATGTGGGCTTTCCGTGCAATTGCTTTTGCGCGGTCAGCAGTGCGCCGGGGACGGCTCGCATTATTTCCCGCCCTGCGTCTCTGAGAACATCCTTTGCGCCCAGTTGAGAAGGCGCTGCTGCGCTCCGCCGTCAATCGTCGCCGACTCGGCCAGCTCGATGGCGCGCGATTGGGCCGCGTAGGCGGCGGCGTTGATGATGAGGACGCCATGCCAGAACGTCTCGAGCGTCGTTGCGGTCGCGTCGTCGAGCGATTCGATGGTGTAGGGCACGGTGTACCACACGCGCACGACCTCGGTCGCGGCTGGCTCGGTGGGGTCGTTGATGTAGAGAATGTTTCCGGGCCATACCTCAAAGTCGCGGAACGTGGGCGGGTGGCCTGGGTCCGTCGAGTCGTAATCCCACCAGACTTTCTTGACCTCGATGAGGCCCGTCAGGCTGGCAAGGCTGATTTCTCGTCCGGCGGCGGCGAGCGTGATCGTGCCGATGACCTGGCGCGGGAGCGTCCGGTTGTGGCGGTCGAGCGCCTTGCGGATGGCCTCGTCAATATCGGCGGTGCTCCAGGTGGCGTTACCGCTGTCTTGCAGCGTCGCCTCAACCCGGTCTCTGAGGCTGGCAAGCGTGGCGGTGCTGGCGGTGGACACGGCGGCGGTGATCGTGAGCGTGGTCGAGTCGGCGGCGACGACGAACGTGTCGGGGTTGGTGAACGTGTAGCCCGCTTTCTGCCCCCAAACGTAGTAGGTTCCGGCGTCCAGGTAGAACGTCACGGTTCCGGTGTCGTTGCTTACGCCCGTGACGACGATGGTGGACCCGCCCACGTCGGACGTGACCCACACGTTGGCGGCGCCGATGTCGTTTGAGTCGCCGTCGTGAACGGTGACGACGCACGTGATCAGACCCGTTCCGGCCTGGCTGGCGGCGGTGTCGAGTAGCAAGTCCAGTCGTCCGCCGTTGACCCAATCGGTCTGTAGCTCGTTCGTGTCGGCCAGGATGGCGGCAATCTCGGTGTCAAGGAAGTCGTCCACGGTAGCCAGTGCGGTGGCGATTCCGTCAACCACCGTGTCCACGGTTGCAATCGGCGCATTGATGTTGTCGCCGACGATCTTGCCGGCTGTGCCCGCGCCGTATGCGCCGGGCAGTGCGGTCAGCCACGGGTCGGCTGCCGCGCCGGATGCTTGCAGCAACACGCTTGCCGAGCCTGCTACTTCGTGCGCGGTGTCGAGGACTTCATCCCAGACCGCATCTGCCACGGCTGCGGCTGATGGCGCGCTGGCGGCTTGCAGCAGGACGCTTGCCGAGCCTGCGACTTCGTGCGCGGTGTCAAGTACCTCGTCCCAAACGGCATCTGCGACGGTGGCGGCGCTGGGCGCGCTGGCCCCGTCGAGTAGCAAGTCAAGGCGTCCACCGTCCGCCCATTCGACTTGTAGCTCGTTCGTGTCGGCCAGGATCGCGTCAAGGTCCACGCCTGCCGCGTGCAGGCCGTCCGTCGAGGGGACGAAGGTCGAGGTGTCGCCGTTGCCGATGATGCGGGCCAAGATGCTGTCGTCTACCATCTCGGCTGTCATGTCGGCGGCGACGGTGGCGACGGCGGCCAGGTGGTCGAGGTTTTGCTGCACCAGAGCCTTGTCGGCGGCCAGGGCGATGACGTTGGTGGCGTAGGCGGTCGAGCCTACGTCGGCGGCGAAGGTCGCGTTATCAATCGCCCCGTTGGCGATCTTGGCGGCGGTGATGGCGTCGGCGGCGATAGCGCCCGCGTCTATGGCGTTGTCGGCGATGGCGTCGGCGTCAATGGCTCCGGTTGCGATGGCGGCGGCGGTGATGGCTCCCGCGGCGAATGTGGCCGCGTCAATCGCCCCGTCGGCGATCTTGGCGGCGGTGATGGCGTCTGCGGCAATCGCGGCGGCGGTGATGGCTCCGTTTGCGATGGCGGTGGCGTCGATTGCCCCCGCGGCGAATGTGGCCGCGTCAATCGCTCCGTTTGCGACCGCTGCGGCGGTGATGGCGTCATTCGTGATGGTCGCCACGTTGACGCCCAGCTTGGCCGTCCCGCCCGCGTAGCCGGTCCCGTCAAAGAAATCTTCGAGGTTGGTCGAGGCGGTTCCGCCTTCGATGAACAGGTCGTTGAGCGCCGCGCGGCGAAAGCCGATCGTCGGCCCGCGCCATGGCAGAATGCCGGTTGCCTTGCCGGTGATCCAGCCCACGCCCTCCGTGTCGTTGTTGGCGTCGCCTGCTGAGGCGGGAATCTCGATGGCGTACATGCCGATGTCGGCCAACGGCTCGGAGATGTCGTGATCGTCGCCGGTGGTCGGGGTGATGGCGACGGAGGTCATGACGCCGGCTGGCGTGACGAAATTCCAGTGCACGACCAGGCCGGCCGCGTTGTAGACCAGGCCCGTCTCGATGGTCTTGAAATCCGTGTCGTCCAGCAGCGGCATGATGTTGAGGGGCACGACGACGGCGGTGTCTACGTCCATCCAAAGGTCAGGCATGAGTTACCTCGTTACTGCTGAGCATAGGCATACCACGGATTCCCTGCAGCGGCGGCGGCGGCCTTGAATGACACGATCTCGGCCGCCCACAGGCGGTCCTGCGTGCGCGTCCAGTTGGCGGTGTCGGTCAGCGTGCCGGTGACGATGCGCTCCTGGTCCTGGAAAACGATCGCGGTGTTTCCGTCCTCGTTCTTCTGCAACTCGGTATAGTCCCCGTCGGCGGTGAGCGCGTCCGATCCGCTGGCGACGTTGAGCGACGTTGCCGCAAAAAGAAGCTCAGCGGCCTGCGTGGTGGTGATGGCGCCCGAGTCCGGCGTTGTCGAGAGCCCCGTGTTTCCGTTGTGCTGGTCGAGGGGCGTGCTTGCGGTGAGCAGGCCCGCGTACTCGTAGATTGCAAAGCTGTTGCCGATGGGGTTGCCTTCGCCGAGATTAGCCGCCCACGAGATGGTTGTAGCGCCCGCGTTGGCGCCGTAGGCCATCCACACGTCAACGGCCTGCGGGCCGGTGGTCTTGTAGTACGCGACCCTGGCCCACGAGTTGCCGTTGTCGTCCGTGATGGACAAGAGTTCGGTGTTGTTGTAGCCGTGGACGACGGCGATCAGGAGCGCGCCGGCGGTGACGTTGCTTATAAACGCCAGCCCGCCGGTTTCGGCGTTTGAGAAGTTCCACCGTTTCTGTGTGTTGCTTGCCACGTGTTACCCCTTCGGCTTGGCGGGTCGGCGTATCCTGCGCGTGGTCGCGGCGACGGTCGTCATGGGCGATTCACGAATCGCCCGTACAGGCGCGGGCGCGGGTGCGGGCGATTCACGAATCGAGGGCGATTCACGAATCGCCCCTACAGGCGCGGTCGCCCCTACAGGCGTTACGGGTGTGGGCATGCTCTGCACCTGGTCCCACGTGACCGTAAACTTGCGCGCGTCGTTCGTCACCACGACGAGCATATTGTCTCTGCCGTGGTAGTGATGGACGTCCTCAAGTTTCAGGCCAAGATATTCGAGCGCTTCGCCGATGGTGGGGATCACGGCTTGCCCCCAGAGGCGATATCGTGAATGAGGTTCGCGCCTCCGCCTATCAAAATGGCGGTCACGATTCGGCCCACGATGGGGTAGATAAACAGGCTTGGCATAAAGAGCGTGGTGTCAACCGTCATCCCCAGGCCGAAGCCCGTCAGAAGCGCGACATAGAGAAGCAAACCTTTGTCGAGCTTGAAGCGGTCAAACAGGGGTGTGACGACGTACTCGATGACCTTCATGTTCACGAAAGCGAGAAAGAGCACAGCGGCCAGTGCTGCGGCGTTGATCACGTCAGGCATGGGAAACTCCTTTTCAAGTGTGAAGTGTGAAGTTCACACGACTTCACCACAGTTCACACTTAATTTGCTATGATTGGGGGAGGGGTGTTTGTGCTACCCCTCCCCTGCGGCTCAGAGAACCAACACCACAAACAAGTGGTTAATCGGCGTCGGTAGACTCGTGCGCTCCGGCGTCCTGGTCGAGATCGTAGCCTGGGCGGTCTTTGCCCACACAGCGCAGCGTGACGGTTACCGGGTTGACTTCGCTCAGCGTGAGGACGGGGCGCGTGTAGAGCCCTTCCAACACGGTCACACCAAACACGGTGCTATCGGCTGAGATGTCGGCGTAGTCGTCGCTGACGGCCAGCACGTTGCTGGAAAGCTGCCACACGGGTTGAGCGGCAAAGTTCGTGTTATCGGGCGACGACTGGAAAGAGACCTTCACGGTCTGCGTCTCGGCCACGTCGGCGGTGGCGTAGCACTCGAAACGGCCATAGTCGCCGGTGAACTTGCCTGTGCCGGTGGTGGTGGCGATGATGGAGTTGTACGTCCATGTGTACTGGGCGTACCCGTCCACGGCGGACGCTTCGGCGGCTGGCGGCTGGGCGCGGAGTGATAGCAGCGCGACGAGCGCGGCCACGATGACGACAAGGGCGATGGTGGCGAGTGGTGGATAGCGTTTCATGTTGCCCCCTAGTCGGTCATTTCGAGCGCGCCGGCGTTCTGGTCGAGATCGTAGCCGGGTCGGTCTTTGCCGATACACTTCAAGGTGACGGTCACCGGGTTGGATGTCCCCAGCGTCACGACGGGCCGTGTATACAGGCCTTCGAGGACGGCAATGGCGAACGTTGTGCCGTCGGCGGTCACGTCGGCCATGTCGGCGTCAGCGGCCAGCACGTTGCTGGAAAACTGCCACATTGGGATCGCGGCAAAGTTGGTGTTTTCGGGCGAGGATTCCAGTTTGATGGTCACGGTCTGCGCGGCGGTCGCGTCCACGGTGCTGTAGCATTCGAAACGCCCATAGTCGCCGGTGAAGCGGCCGGCCAGGTTGGCGGTGGTGGTGATCGAGTTATTCGTCCACGTGTAGAGCGCGTAGCCGTCCACGCTGGACGCCTCGGCGATTTTGCTGGCCTGGTAATTGCCCACGGCCAGCGCGGCGACGAATAGCACGGCGCACAGCATCAAGGTGATGGCGAGATTGCGGCGGATTCGGGTCTTGTTCGTGTTCATGTGAAACACTCCTGGTTATTTGGGGGGCAAGGGCAACCCCTGCCCCTATGGTTTGGTTGGTGGTCAAGGGGCCTTGCCCCTACGGTTTACAGGACACTCTTGGCGATACCTCTGTAATCGACAACGCCCGCGGCGTAGAACCACCGGACTTTGACGGGCAAGCAGTCCTGATAGAACATCAGGAACGAGCTGGCGTCGGCGGCGCTGAAGATCTCGGGCCGGTCGCCGAAGCGATAGCCGATGCCGATGGTGGGCTGCAAGAGCGGGTTGCACAGCGCGTACCAGTCTTCGTGGTCGGTCAGTTCCGGGCACACGATCACGGGGCCGTCGCTGTCCTTCGTCCCGTCGAGCATGGCGACATTGATGTCGTTCAGGCTGCCGCCTGGCTCTTGGGGTGAGAAGAACAAGCTGATTGCCTTGCGGCGTTTCTGCACGGGCACGATGACGCGGTCGGGCCAGATGGCGAGGGTCTTGGCGCTGTTGACTTCGGTCTGCTCGTAGATCAGTTCCCCGGCGGCCTGCCAACCCGCCTCGTCCAGGTCCTGGGCGAGCAGGTTGTTATGGTCGGCGTGAAACCACGCCTTCGAGTCCTCGTCAATGGCGGCGTTGGCCGTCATCAGTGCGGCCACGTCGGCGCTCAGCGTGCGGATCGCGGCGATTCCAAGTTTCTCGCCGACGCTGCGCCAGGACTGCGTGTCGTCCTTGTCAATCGCCTCGATGGTCAGCGGCAGGAATCCGCCTTTCTTGACGAACGCGAATTCCTCTTTCTTGTCGTCGGTCGCCAGTTCGCCGTACACGCCGCCTTCGCTCACGGTGGACAGGTTCGCAACTCCACCCAGCACGATAAACTTGGCGGCTTGCAGGCTGGAAAAGTTCTGTGGCTTGGCGACGCGCTTGTACCAGCCGTAGCCGGCGGCGCTCCACGCGCTCCACGATTGCAAAGCCAACTTGTTCATCACGTCGGCGGTGATGTTGGCGAGGACGGCGGCGGTCATCGGCGTGGTGGCGCCGCCGATGGCGAACTGCGCGCGCTCGGGCCGGTAGACGCCTTGCATTTCGCGGTCGCCGGTGAGCGTGATGTAGAGCTCGCGGATGCCGGTGAGGCGGGGCACGTCACTGAATTGCGCGGCGATGGGCAGGCCCATCAGGCGCTCATACGCGGCGGTGATGCGGTCGCCGCTGTCGAACATCCCGGAGGTCTGCGCCCGGCGCGCACTCTGGACCGGCTGGCCCATGTCGCGCACGGCGTTCTGCGCGCTCATCTGCGCGTGGGCGGCCTTGGCGCGGGTGATTTCGGCGTCCAGTTCGGCCGGCTGGAAGATGCGCGTAGCGCCGCCCTCGTCCTGGAAGCGGGCGCGGATCATGTCGGCCAGGCCGGTGGGCAAGCCAGCGGCGGACAGGCGGACATTCAAAAGCTGATTGCACTGCTCGGCCAAGAGCGCGTCAGCTTCGCGCAATGCCTGATTGACGGCGGTGGATACGTCGG